GCCCCCTAAAAACAATCACTTAGAGCGCATCCGCCCAATAATGACGCGGGTTCCGCCGTATACGCCCGTATGTGAGCGTATATCGACGTTAGCGCCTTTATACGCTAAAAACGGGCCTAAACGGGTACCCGATTGCCTCTTTCCGGGTACCCGACAAATGATTTCTACAGGGTAAGGACTCTTAAACGACAAAGACCCCAGCTTTCACTGGGGTCAATGCCGGGAGAAGACAAACACGAACCTGCCGGGTAACGTGGTAGGGATTAGGTACTGCGACCTTCTCAGTTTACGCAGCTTCTACGGACCCAAACAGCTTCTCTTCCGCTATCCGTCTCCGCAACAGACCAGCCACCACCATACCGCCGACGTGATCCCATGCCTCAAACTGAGCGGCAGCTTCGGCCAACTTGCCCATATTCAAGTCCTTGAGCAAGGTAGACCCGGCGAAGGCACCACACCCTGCGTTGAAGGAAAAATCCACGAGAGCGTCAAATTCTGTCTGCATGAGTCCGGGCCATGTGACCAGCCGGTTTACGACGTCGCTCGCGTGCCTCACATCCCCGAGAAGCAACCGATCAGCTTCAGCCGGGGTTATGGTGAGGCCGATGACGACGTCCTTCCCTGTGTGGCCGTAGCCAATGGTCAGGACGCCTCCGGTATCGTGATACGCCGTCAGGCGCATCCCTTCAAACGACTCCGTCAATAAGAGGCCGTCCTTTGAGTATGTGAAGTTGTGCATGGATTCCTTACTTCGGTGTCGGAGTCGCCCCAGTACCAGTGATAGCCCCAAAGATGGGAGCGACGATATGAAACAACCAGGGCGAGACTTTGCTCATGGTGTAGAGCATGATCCCCACGCCAGCGACCTTCCAGAATTCCTCTGTGGATAGAAGCCGGAACAGCTTTGCCAGAAGCTGGGAGAGTTTGTCGGAGCAGTAAACGAACCAGCCGATCCTCTCAACTCGGCTTGTTAGAGCCTCCGTCTTTTCCTCGATGGAAGTAACACGCTGAATCATGGCAGCACGATAGGTGATGTCTTCCTCGTGCCACTGATCACCCTTGACGACCAGCCCTTCGACCGTAATCTTCACACTCTGGACCAGCCCTTGTAGCTTGGCTGTTCCGACCAAGATGGACAGGTCATCTTGCATGTTGTCCAAGCGGGTATCCTGAGCGTCGAGCCGGGAGCCGAGGGTTTCTCTGGTTCTTTGTTCTGATTGGGCAATACGAAGTTCAATCTCTCCGGAAGGTAATCCGTCAAGCTCCTTGATGGTGGGATGGGCAGGTGCCATGTTCTGGGTCTCCTCAGAAAGGGTGATAGACAGCGAAATGGTTCAAGCCGAAACCTACTGAATGTAGATTTCGGCGATTTTCAGACTGGCAGTGAGGTTGGTGGTTGAGCTTGCCGCCGTTGCATCCACCATCGCCGTAACCGAAACCGTGTTGAGGTTGGTTCCAGCCGGGATGGTGGCTATGTAGTCGGTGCTTGCCGTGGTTGCGTTGGCTGACATCAGGCTCAGGGCGACACCCCCAGCCGAACCCGCGATGGTGCATGCGATTTGGTTCCCCGGCGACTCGTACACCGAAGCTATGACGTGTAGCGTGACAGCAGTTGAAGAGACGAACGACTGGAAGCCCAGCCATTGACACTCCCCGAAGTTGCCCCGATCCAAGACATGGTCGTAGACCGCAGATACATTGGCATACGTCGTGGTGTCACCGTCATAAGCAGCCTCGGGACTACCCGTCGTCCGAGTTCCCATGTCCGCGAAGTTGCTGGGTGAAAACCGTGCTCCGCTCCCGCTTCCGGTCGAACTTCTATATGCCGGGGTGACAATCGAATCGATCAGGAAGTAGCCAACCTTGTTGCGGAAGTCTGCCTGATTCTGCGTTGCGATGGGAGTTACGTTGCCGCCAGTGAAGTTCGGATCGACGTAGTACACGTAGTAGAGTTGCGACGTGTTCAAGCCGTTGATGGTGTAGCCGTTCGGTAGCACGGACACATGAGCATTACCCACCGAAGCCGTGAATCCCGAACACACAATCGCCGCCCCAAAGCTGAAGGCTTCACCGATCAGGGAGCCAACTCCGATACCCGTTTGAGACAGGGATGAGAGCGTGACACTGACGGTGTAGCCGTCTAGCTCGACCCATGGCGAAGAGGCACCGTTGGGACGCTGAGAACGGACGCGGAAGCTGTACATCTGCCCAGCGATGACGTCCGAGATGAAACAGCTTGTGTTGGCCACATCGACATTGGGAGCCGCGAGCCAAGACGTGGCCGCGTTCCCTTTACCATCGTCCATGCTGATGGTCCAACCCTTCACCCATGTCTGGTAAGCCGCCGGGGGTGTGTAGGTTGATCCGTTGAAAGGCGGATGCGTGTATCCCTGCCTGCAATTCAACTGTTGGCTGGCGTGGAGGTAATCCGCGAAGCCTTCCTGTATTGCCGGCTGGGTCACGTTCACCGGATAGACCGTACCGTTAATGGCGAGAGACACATGCGTCATCGTGTGGGCGACCGGATCAAGACGCCATATCGCTGTAATGGCAACCCATTGCCCAGCCACGAAGGAGGCCGCTATCGGGATCGTAGTGGGTACCCAATGGGCGTTAGGCGCACTCGTTCCTTGGTAGTTGAAGTATTGCCATACGCCGTTGATGCCGCCATTGCTGACGAAGGGAGCTTGCTCCCATGCGCCGTTGTACGTCCAACCTGCACGGCTCACCTGAATCTCAAAATCTAGAGCTTGGCAGGCCGCGAGGTCGCCGCTCGTAGGTATCTGAATCATCTTCGTGCTGGTGAAGTTGACCATCGTATTGAAGGACGATGGCTCATTCTCGTAGAAGTAGAAGCCCTGATAGTCGTAGTTCGGGTATGCGTGAAAGATTCCGTAACCCACGGAACCGCTGGCTGGTGTGTACGTCCCGTATCCTCCGGTGTGAGACGTGTTTCCGCCCGTAGGCAGGTCACCGACGTTACCCGGTTGCATCCAGTTCGTGCGTGCCTCAATTGCAGACGTTGCGGCTGTAGTAGCTATGGAGACGGGATTTCCGGGAAGATACTGCACCTGAATCTGCTTGACGAGACCGTCTAGCGGTTCATCCCAACTGAGCAAGGCCCGAGGGTGAACCACACCATCTAGACCGACGAGCGCAGTCCCAGCCGACGAGGTCACACTGAGGTTGGTGGGCGAAGCGGGAACATACGTGGTCTGTGTAGCCGATGCCGGAACGTCATACACCGTCATCTCTTCCACGGTGGACCACTGATAGACGGTAGCCGCAGTCTCCTGCACCTTCATCTCACAGCGAACAGACTGGTTTCCATCGCCATTATCCGCAACAACGAAGTCCACACCCCCAATTTCCAACATCTTTGCCGTCCAGCCGTTGTGCGCGAAGCTGAACTGCATCACATCTAGCGGCTGCATACTCCAGGCCGCAAGGTTTATCGGGAACAAACCACTGCCTTGCTGTCTGTTGCGTAGCAAAGTGATCTTGGCCACACGCTGTGCCTGCGTTACGGATAGGACTGTGGTGAGGCCAAGCTCTCTGGGACGCTGTATGCCTCCGTCTTCATTCAGGTACTGGTCCGCAGCGTAACCGTGTGCCACATCGCAGGCATACTGCGGATAGTTCGTCGACTGGAATGCAAACGAAAAGTTATTCTGTATCTGACCGTTGTAGAAGCCATTGGCGTCGTATACGTTCCCGGCTGCGTTATAGGGATATGTGGGAGCAGTATAGGTTCCGTTGACACGATTGATCAACTCAGAAGCAGAGCGATACGGACTCCACTGCATAGAACCCGTCAAAGCATTTTCATCAAATGCGAAGCTGGGTCCCTGCCAGTAAGCAGGCCAGATGAACCACTCCCCACCGATACGGCTGAGACGGCCAGCAGCACCCGACATCATGGCCGCGAGCATGTCTCCGGGAGCAACTGTGGTGTCACAGTGGTAGTTGGTAGCGTAGCGAGCTTCGGTACCACCTTTGGCTAGCGCAACCTGCTCGTCACACACGTTCGCCGCAGCGATAAGTTGGTCATGATTGACGCTGTTGTCGCCCAGACCAAACACGGTGTCGGTGAGAACGTCAGCACAGATGAGTGCCCAATTGGTGGTGAATCCGCTGGTGTTCGTGCGCGGGTCAAAAATATTGTTCTTACCATTTACCGTGAAACGAATCTCGGGCTCACCGGGAAACAGGTTGGTGTCGTATTCAATCTTCAGGTAGACATAGCAGCACCCGCCCACGTAGGGGATACCCTGAGCGGATGGACCCCAGACCGGATCGTTGGCCTGAAGCCCCGTATTGAATCCGCCGTTATAGCTTGTGTTCGGTTGATTGGTCTGGTTGCCGAAGCAGGCCTCGCAATAGACCTTCCCGCCGAAGTTGTACTGCACTCCGTTGGGTCCGGGGTATGAGTTGCTGTTGGCCGTGCCCCCGAAGTTCACACCGTTGCGCGTGACATTGCCTACACCGCCCACGTTCCAATGGACCTGCCGACCGTCGAGGTACAGATTGACTATGGAGTCACACTCATGTCCAGCGAGGACGATGACATAGTTGAACTGGTCTTTATGTGAACCCGTGGTGGAGCGATAGATTTCAACTCCACCTACCCTCTGCTGCCCAAAAATGACCTGGCGAGCAGAAGCAGGCTGCCGGGTGGTGATGTTCATCCCGCGCCCGGAGGTCAGAGCATCCGAAATGGCTCCGGCCTCCATAGACAGACCGCCCATAATCATGCTTGCCATGGCCTCGGTGAGGAATGGCAACGCGGCCAACCCGACACCAGTGGCTGCGAGGGCGAACATAGCTCCTCCCACCAGTACTGCGCCACCTAGTAGTGCTGCTCCTTCGACTGCTTTCGACATGACTTACTCCCGTAAAACAAAGACCGCCCGGAGGTGTCTAATGATGATGAGGTGCCGAGCTAGACGGCCCAGCTGCGAACTACCTTGGTGATGGGGAGGCGGACTAGACCGCTCTCGGTGACGGTTACGACATGGCGACCGTTTAAGTGGGTGACTCCGGCGATGAGGGTGTCTCCGTTGGCGATAACGACGAGGTCGCCTCGCTTGGCCATGAGCGGATACTGGTGCTCTACAAGGCCATGCTTGGCAGCGCAATGCGCAGCGGCATCCGCAACGGTCGTGCCCCCAGTGAGGGTTTCAATGAGAGCGAACGCTGAGTCGTGGTTGGTGTACTTGCCGCGGAAGTCATCCGCGATGTCAGTTCCGGTGAAAGACTCAATCGCGTTGGCGGCAAACAGACAACAGTCGTTCTGACCCCATATGAAAGGGGAAGTGGCGTGAGCTAAAAGGAAGTCGTGAAAACTTTCTGTGTCCCAATGTTCGTGTTTTTGAAGTGGCATGACTCGTCTTTCACCCGCATTAACGGGCATAAGAAAAGCCGCTCAGTTGGCGGCTTGTTAGGTAGGTTGTGGGGGGAGCTATACTCCCCAATTGATGACTAAGTCATTTAACTGTTCAACGTGAAGGAAGGCAGTGTCGTCGGGGTAGTACAGATGTTGGTCAGCATGGGTATAGCGGCGCATAGTGGCGCGAGCCAGATCAATCATTCGGTTCTCAAGGGCGAGCACGATGGTGTCTGAGTCCGCTCCGATATGAAAAGTCGGCTTGTCTACGGTTCCTGAGAACACCAGATAAGGAGTCCCAACCAGAGCACCGTTGAACGTATTTCCGAACCACACCTTGGCTGGTGCGCCGATCTTGATGTCGGTGAGACATTCGGCGCGATAGATGGGGTCAATACCGGATAGCTCTAGAGTCATGCCGTCGGCCTTCACGTCTACGCCTTCGGTGATGGTACCTATCTTGCCGAGCGAACCCACTCCGAGGAAGTTGTATCCGTTCCAGACCAGAGTGCCTACACCAGACCAGACGTATGTGGTTTGTGTTTTGAACGTGAGCATCGCCATGATGACGGGGCAAATACTCCCGGTGCTGAGACTCGCGTTGAAGACTGCTTCTACTTGTCTACTCATCTAGCGGAACTCCTGTATGCCGAAACTCAGTTGGGTCAGGAACGTGTAATCGGAAGACCAAACCCTCCGATTCTGAGCCAAGCGGAAGAGGCCAACCGGATTGTTGAGGATGATGGGTTCGGCGTCGGTGGGCAGGTCGCGTAGCGAAGGCCAGACTGCAAATTGAGCATTACCGTTCGCGTCCGAGTTCACACGATCCAAACAGCGATGGAGACGATGACCGATCTGCAAGTAATCGCCGGGGAGGAGGAGTCCGAAGGTACTGGCCTGCCAGCCTTTGGTGTGCAAGGTCTGTGCCCCGGCCAAGTTGGTGCCAGCGACTGACATATCCACGAGAGGAATCCCATGGGCGTTTCCTCTGGGGGTTTTCTTCATGGGGTCGCCGAGCGGGAAGGCATTGGTCATTCCCCGTAGCTGCATGAGGAACGAAATCCATTCGTCCACTTGGTCTTGCGTGAGGGGTGGCAATGTGACCGTTCCGCTGAGGGAGTCAGCACCCGGCCACTGCTGAACCTGCGTCTGGCCCGTGAAGGGAGACGACACGATAGTCGTCGCATCACTGAACGAAAACTCGACCGAACGCAGGCCAGAACTGGTCGGAAGCGCGAGGATACTCGCGCCATTGAAGGAGCCGATGATTGCCATGTATTGCCTTTGGGGTAGAGCGGGAGGGAGGATGTAGCGGAGGACTAGCTGGACTTGTTGGGTACCAGCGCGGCGACCTTGTTGATGGCGTAGGGTGAGGTCATCCAGACGGCCAGCGTCGTGAGGGTGGCTGGGTCAGGTAAGGCATGGTTAGTGTGGACGAGGTAGATGAGGGACCAGCACCCGGTGGCCACGGACAAAGCCGTCGCACACCGAGCAAAGCTGGCGCAATCAGAACCAGAGAAGACATCTTGAAGCCACTTGAACATAGCGGTCTTTCTGTGGGCTTGCACCCACTGATTTGTTTAGAACCGCTGAATAGAGAACTGAGCAGCTAGCGGACCCATCACCGTGTTCATGTAAAGGTCGGTCGGGTGGATGGAGTCACGAGTTTGCTTGCCGATATTCAGGGCATTGATGTTGCCGTTGGAGAGCATGTTCAGCACTGGGATTCCGCGAGCATTACCCACAGCAATCTCCGCATTGACGAGAGCCTGAATCTTTGCAGCGGCTGCGAGTGAGTTGGTGGTGCCCTGCGTATAAACGAGAGTGGAGCCCGAACCGTCGGAGGCGGTAGCGTTTGCCCCTGTGATATCGGCTCCGTTTCTGAAGAAGTACGGTGTCACAATGACAACCTTGATCGTCGGTTTGGCCGTGTACACAGCATCCAAAGCAAAGTTCATCGATGCGTACTCAGTGCCCGCTGTGTAACCGTCCGTGATGTTTCCGATAGGTCCGAACGACGTAGATGCATCGTTCGTGCCGAGGACAATCACAAGGAGGTCTACATTGGCCAGAGTCTGAGCCAGCGTTTGCCCAGTTACAGGTACGGTGTAGGTTCCGTAGTTCCCAATGACCCCACCTGTAGGAAAGCTGCACTGGGGTGTGTGGTTGGTATCAGTGTTGGCGTTGAATGCCCCGAGAGAACCGAGAGAAGCCAAGGGGCAGTAAGCGCCATAACCCTCCAGCATTGATCCCCACGCACGTCCGGGACGCGCATCTTGGCCGTAGTAAACGGCACCAGTCCGAGCGATGAAGGCATTCTGCCACTTGTTACCGAAGATGGACGATATGCTGTCTCCCCAGAACATGACATGCTTGCCGGATAGCGAACCAGCAGACGGGTCATCGTGCTCTCGAACAAGGATGGTTGCGCAGTGGCACGCTCGGCGGATTATATGGAATCTGACTTCGCGTCAATTTTGGTCGGCTCTTCAAGTCTTCGGCGGAGGCGGATTGATGGGCTCCATCTGGGGCAGGTCGTTGAAGCGGTTGAAGTAGTTGAGCGCCGTAGGAAGGGTTCAGCTTTTGAGCACGGCGTCTATGTGGGCGAGTCAGAGATCTTGGGCGGTCCTTGCCGTTACTTTGCCAGAACAACTCCTCGGTGAGTGACTCGGCCTGGTTGCGTCATGTTAGATCGCCTGTCCCGATGGTTTCGACGAGCCAACTTCTCGGTATCGATG